ATCTGTAACGCTGTCAAATTCTAAATCCCCTGATAACAATAATAAATCTAAAGTTGAATCATAAAAAGTGCTTACCTTATTACCTTGAAAAGGTGGACTATCAGTGTCTTCTCTTCTTGTCTGTATTCCTAAGTTAGGCTGTGCAACAGGTTTTGAAATTACAATAACCGCTGCATTTTGAGAAAGATTATTCGTATCGTCCCTAAATTTAACAAAATATTTTCCAGAAATATTTGGAACAATTGCCTCTGATGCATTTCCAGCAATATCTCCAGCAATCAAAGTACTATTTGCAAAACTACTGGTTGCTGTATCTGAAGAATGTTTAATAACTACATTACCGCCATGAATAACATCTTTTGAAAATGACGGGTCAAAAGTAAGCTTAAGATTTTTTTCATCAATCGGCTGACTGTTCAAATTAGTTACATCTTCAGGTAAAGCAGTTTTACCAATAGCGTTAAAAGTAAATTCTGATGGAACTGCACTAAATTGATCCAAGCTATTTACAGTAAACACTCTGAACTCATAAGTTCCTAAAACAGAGTTCATTATTTCAAAATCAAGAGATTGTGTTTTAGTCGTTATGAAATTTCCATTATTAAAACGATATTGAATTATGTATTCTTTTGCGTTATTTACAGCACTAAAACTAAAATTAATTTTTGATACGGATTTACCATTTATGACAACAATAGACTCTGCTGCCGAAAGGTTTTCTGGCCCTGATAAAGGCTGATTTAAAACAGAAGTGCTTTTTTTTGCAACAAAAGTACCATCTTCAACTTCCGCATATTTATTGGGATTATGTATTAGCGCACTGATTTCATATAAAGAATCTTGAACCTCCCTTATACTAATAACTTTATAAGTTTGCGCTTCAACTGTTGTATTTTCTAAAACCCATACACTGTTTGCATTTGGAGCGGCAGAAAATGCAGAGCTTACAGTAATTGTTCTATTAGAAATACTGGATATAGTTTTTGTTTCTAACGATCCATCAGGCAAAATTACTGATAAAGTTGCAGAATTAGCACTTGTCAAATCT